TTAGTCTACAGGGTCAGAGGAGTAAATTGGTCAGAATGCAACCAGTTGATCAATCGTCCACTGATCAACCTTTTCTGCCTCGGACTGAATCCAAGCATTGATATGCTTTGTCGTGGTGACGCTGTAACGCTCTTCAGTGCGAACCCACCCTCTTCCAGGGATCAGAGCAGCAACAGCAGTTTGGTAGGAGAACAGAACCTCGGTGCCGTCCGCGAGGGAAATTTGAGTTTTGTTGGTGCCGAGGGGAGTGACTTTCATTTGGTTGTTTGAACTGAAGTTAGTCTACAGGGTAAGGGGATCCCCTGAGGGATCCTGTGTGCCAGTATCAGTACTGGCTGCTTTCGCTCAGACGGCGCATCAATTCTTCGGTATCATCAAGGATCATCTGTGCTCCCTTAGGATCCATGTTGGGTCGGCGTCCTTCCTCGCAGTCTCTGATCAAACCCATCCAGGTGCGGCGGTAGTCTGACAGGGCATCGCGTAAAACCTGAACCTCATAACCGTTTGCAGAAACGTTAGCAGATTCAACTCCAAAGGTCATTGCTCTTGTCATCGGGGGTTGTTTGAACTGAAGTTATTCTACAGGCAGAACCCTGCCATATGGATCCAAGATGTGCCACTTCGGTCAACTGTCCACCTGCAGCTGACCTGAGTATCATTTAGTGACACTATGGTTGTTATTACTTAAGAATTCATATCAATCCAAGTTTCTTCACCATAACAATCGGTAATTTCTTCCTTTAGATCTTCTACAGTGTAATCTTTAAGATTCTGCTCTATCATCTCAATGGCAAACACCTCAAGGGTTTTCATATCCATACCCTCAACAATCATCTCGGCATAAGCATTTTTAAGTTCATCAGTCTTGGTAGTAGTCATCATGATTAGAAAATGTGTTAGTGAGTGTGAAAGGTTTTTATTCTTCAGTAGTCATAATCAGATTTGAGGTATTCATCAACATTAAATTTTTTATCTTCATTATCTTCATCTAATTCACGCATTTCAGGAATATCAAAAATTTCACCTGGAGCATCTGCAATCTCGGACCAAAGTTCATCAAACATGGGTGAATTTCTCAACTGTGTGGATAAATGAGTTAGTGTTACTTAGTAGGAAAGTTCTTACAGACGGCATCACATAGGACACGAATTATATCTTCCATATCATCTTCATCAATTTTATCACTCAAATATTGTGATGTTATAATACAATCAATGTCCTCCATTAATTGTTCCCGTGCTGTCAACATCTCAAGATTGGGATTGGGAGTGAAAGTGTTCATTTAGAAAAGTGTCTTTGTTGGATTGTTGAATCATAGTAGTTGAACATTTTAGTGTCACGTTGTGTAAGAAAGTTAAGATAACTTCCAATTACAAAGCAAACAATAATGCCAGTGAGACCGTATTGAATAGATCTCATTTTACCTCTTGATTTGGACTGCCATGGGTGCCTTGCTTTGACTCTTTAATAATACACGGTTTTGGTGCCCTATGGAGGTTTAGTGGACACCTTGGAGACTGTCACACAGCAGATTGAAACTTCCCACAATTAAAGTTTGCATAACTGAACTGCTCACGATTTATCAATTTGATCATACCAAACTCATTCGTGAACACGTAACCCTCAGCATCAATTCTATCTTGACCAATATATGCTGCAGGTCCATTATTGCGGCAAAGATATAACGCATCATCTTTGATTGATTTAACCAGTTTCCAGAATCCAATCAGATTAGGATCACAATCAAAATCATCTGCAGTTACTTCAACGTTAGTACGAATACATGCATTAATTTGTTGTTTGATTTTCTTTGCTTTCTTCTCATCAACAAACTGAACCATTGTTGACATCTGACGAGCAAAATCAATAATATCACTTAGGTCATCAAATGATCCAGCACACTTATCATAAGAACCACTGAAAATACGTGCTTTAGGTTGCACGAACTTACATGTCTCAGTATCTTTAAAGATCTCCATATCTACCATGTCATTAATAACATAAGCATCTTTCAGTTCACCATCAGTTGCATATAATGTATGAGGTGCAATGATAATGTTCTGATGGATAATCTCATCAAAGAGATATGTTATTGTATTAGGTGTATAATTATCATCGCCACCAAAACCAATAAAATCACATTGTACAATGCCGCTGGTAGAAGGGAGGCAATCAAAACAATGATGCAAAATTTCAGCAACTGCCCCAGTGTGATTTTGCTCAATATCCTGATGACTTTCATTGATTTTGATTTTGACTTTGTTGAACACGGATTTTGTTCCTACAAAAAAGTTTCCTGTCGTAGGATTCGTTCCCCATACAATTGCAGGAGCACCATCTATCTTGACAGACAGATCACCCTCGGACATTAAACAATCCAGAACGCTCATGTCGCCCGTTAGAATGGTGTCTTCGGGGTGCTCTAGGTGTGTGTTTTGCATATACGTATTATGACGCATCACAGGGCATTTTGGGGGGAGTTGGGTGCAGTTCACGAAGTGGCACACGGTCGGCTGCTTGGCACCCCTCTGGGGTTTATAATATTGGAAAGGAGATGAGGGGCGGGGTAGCCCTTAAGATGAAAAACCTCGACACTGAGGCAGCCAAAAAATAGTCATAACAAAATATAAAAAAAGAGGGGCAATTGTGCCCCCTTTGATATTAGTTATCGCGGAAGATATGAATCGGGCAGTATGTCTGACCATCGCTAACTGCAGTAAAATCGCGATAAAGATTACACTCCCAAGTTGCTTCCCAATCAATCTCAACAATGGAAGGAATATCGTAACCCATTTCAGTTACATATTCTTCTGCAAAATCTGCAGTCGACTGATAGTGACCTTGATAACGTTCGTCACAATCTTCAATGTCTGCTAAGGAATATTCTTCGATTAATGCATCAACTGCTTCATAACCAATATTTTCACCACAACGAACATACTCTTCATAGAATGCAAGGAATTCATCTTCAGAGTGCTCATCAACGAACTCAACCATATCGCTGAGTTCATATAAATCATCTACCAATTCCTCAATCTTCTCAACAGTTTCTGCTTTGAAAATTGTTTTGAAGTTAGCAGTCATTGTAACGGGCATTTGGTGTCGTTTGTTTTGACTCTTTAATAATACACGGTTTTGAGGTCCGTGCCGAAACCTTGTGCCACTATGTCAACTGTCCACTCGCAGCTGACCTGAGTATCATTTAGTGATACTACAGTTAGTGTTACTTAGTCTACACCATTTCTTGTTGATACTGCATCAGTTGCTCTTCTACGACTTCATCCACACTCTCTTGAATCACTTGATAGATGTAATCAATGTTTCCAACATCATCAAAGATACGTCTAATCAATGCAGGATCTTCTACGTTGTTATTGTAATCAATCTCACCATCTTCATCCTTTAAGTGACAATCATTCTTAGTATAAATCCACGCTGCACATTCTGCATCCTCTCCCTGTTCTTTGATCATAGATGATACTCGGTCTTGAAGTTGCTTGAGAGTGTAATTCATGATTTGAATGATTTAGATGAGTGAGTGTTAGTTAAGAGTTAGAATACGTTGGTCCATCTTTCATGTTGAATTGCAGTAATACGACCCTCTGCTAACATTTTATCGCAAACATCACAAAAGATGAAGAACTTCTCATTTCTGTTCAATGTATGACTTTGTGCTGTAGTCTTGATTACGTTGAGAAGATTAGTCTTGAGCATGATGTTAGTGAGTGAGATGGGTAAATGTTATTAACTTATTGACCGTTAGTGTAACTCCCAAGAATATGATCACCATGACGAACTTCAGCATAACCAAATTCTTCAGAGAGATCTAAACACAAACCCCACGCATCATCAATGTCAATGAAAGATGAATTTTCGTATGGTGCTGATGGACAGTGAACAGAATAACGCATGAAAGTAATAAGAAAGGACAGTGAGTTTGTATCAGTTACCGAAAAACTCATCGTGACAATCTGCCACGAAATCTACAAGTTCATCGGTACAATCAAGACCGAAACGATCACATACGAAATCAACACACATTTCAAGATCTGGCATCATCTCACACATGAAATTTGCGAGGTCTGATGCAATCTCTTCCTTGAGACGATTCATGTCTGCTCGCATGGCAACGGTGCAGGGGTCGGTGTAAGGTGTTTTGTTCATGTCTCTACAATACACGGTTTTGAGGTCTAAAACGAAACCTTGTGCCACTTTGACCAACTGTCCACCCGCGGCCGCTTCAATTGTTTACATAAACTCCTGCAAATAATAATCTACGGTAATCTCGTTCTCTGCACAGAACTTCTCAACTTCTTCCATATCTAACCCTTTGAATATTTCCTTTTCAAGAAATTCATGGAAGTTGGTGTCGCTCATACTTGACAATGTTTTAAAAGATGTGTAAAATAACTCTGTTAGGGTTGAATAACCAAACTCTAAGACTTAACGCTTGTAGAGATATCCACCTGCCCAATCTGCATTCTTAAGTAACCACTCACGTTCTTTGATGATTAATAAATTAAATCTTACTCCCTTTGCTGGTGCTTTGATAGATGCTGCCTTATATACTTCACCAGACTTACGATCAATGAATGCATGTACTGATTCAATCTCACCATTGATACATTGCATTACTTTGTGATACTTACGTCCAGAAACTAATGCATAAGAATAATTACGACCACTATTTGGATAATTACGTTGATGACTTTGTTGTAACGCATCACACAGCATCAAACTATACTTTGTGACATTCAGTTGAATATTATTCTGAGCATCACGTTGATCAACATAATCTGCAAATGTGGTGGTCATGGATTGCATTCCTCAGGACTTATTCAAGTTAGCAGGGTTTGGGACCCAACGGTAAATGTTTGTGCCAGTTCTACATGCGTCCCATACTAATATTATCCATCACGCACATTGCTAGATCATATTTAACATCCTCATCAATTTCTCCTAGTTTGTTTTCAATTGCAGCAGGAATCATTTCTTGCATAAATTCAGCATATCTTTCGCTGTCAAAAATATAACTAACTACATCTTCAGTCAATGCATCAGCAAGACCACGAATTGTGCTGTTTGAAAGTGGCATTAATTGTTCCGCAATAAATTAATAATATCAGAAATATCCATCAGATCAAGTCATAATGGACAGTTTAAAAAGTGGACTAGAATACAAAAAAAGATCCCCCATGTGATATACTGGGAGATCTCAGAGATTAAGTTTATATAATATTACCAACTATCAGGAGCAGAAAGATTTTCAATGTAAGTTTTAGTACTTTCTCCACCTTGAAGATCAAGTACCTTTTCCCACTCGATTTGATGTGGATCGAAGTCTTCTAGGACCTCAATATCCAATGTTACGCGATAACGTGTTTTTTGTGCTGCCAGATAAGCGTTTGACATTGGAACTCCTGAATGGCTATGAGAACAGTATAGTGTATTCTAGTATTCGTGTCAAGAGGTGTGTGCCAGTCTAGAAGGTGTCTAGATGATACACATATATGTATGATATCTAGTATGATGTGATCTAGTACATTATGTGATCTAGTACATTATGTGATATCTAGTATGATGTGATCTAGTACGCGATCTAGTATGATGTGATCTAGTACGCGATCTAGTATGATGTGATCTAGT